ATGTATTGCAACTTTTTCAGCGTCAGATATTGAGCTATTATCATCAGCATCATACTCAACACCATCTCTTAAAATATCTGTAAACTCATCTTCATACATAGTGCGGTAATAAGATCCCATTTGTTGGAATCTATCTTCGTCACCTTGTGAATTAAACTTAGTTAATGCAGGGCAAATGTAATACCCTAATGCTCTATAAACTGTTGCTCTTGTCCATTGTGCGTCAGTTAGTAAAGTTAAATCAATCTCTATGCCACCTGCATAGCTTCTATTTCTTGATGCGTTAGTATGATAAACTGACCACCATTTATTTCTAATATCTCTTTGTACATCTGCTATTGCGTTAGTAACAAATGCATCTTGTTCACCTGTCGATAAACCCATACTACCTATATCAGGTTGGTATATAATTAAACTGCTTCTTGTTGCAAATGCCATAATAAATTCCTTGTTATATTAAAGAGGGGGCGAAATGCCCCCCCTAAATTGATCAATACTATAAATTATAGGATTGAAGAATCAGCTAGTACCTCAACACCATAAGTGTCGTGTAATTCACCAACTCCATAGACTGCTGTTGCTACAATCTCAGTTGCTCTCATAGATTCGTCTCTCTGAGTTGCAATTTTGATGTCTTGTAACATTGCTAGTCCTAGTGCGTCTTTATGGAATACTGCTCCCTTAAAGTCACCACCCGTACCTGTATTAGGCATATTACCAGATTCAAAGATTTTGATTCCTGCAATTTGTCCAACAAAACCATTTCTCATAGCTTCATTAGATAGATCAGATGGTAGTCCTGCAAAAGTATTAGTAAGACCAGATTTAAGATCATAAGCTACTGTAGGGTGTAAAACTGCATAAGTTTCATCTACTGGTAGTCCTAATGTTCTTAGTTTAGCCGCCGCATTAAAAATTAATGCAGGTGTTACTGCCGCATCTGCCGCACCAATCGATACACTAAAGCCATCAAATAGAGTAAGTAAATCTACGTCCATTTTTTTAGCAATTGCCTCACCAAATAATCTTCCAAGATCTCTTACGACATCTGATTCAGATACATTTGCTGATAGGTCTGTGAGTGTAGTCATAATACCAACTTCTGACACAGTTAAGTCTGCTTTAGAAGTTGTTACTGCTGTGTTAGCTAGATCAGTTGCTTCTGCTACTGCCGCCGCCGCAGGTTGACTATAAATTGGAACTTGTAATACTTTACCACTATTCTGTGGCATTACAAAGTTTCTCACAATGTTTCTCATTATAGATTTTTCTGATGCCACGAATAATGCTTCTGCCACTAGTGGCGAGATTAAATCATTCAGGGCTGTTGTTGTTGCTTCATTAGCCATATTATTATCTTCCTTTGTTGATTGTTAATTATTAGTAATTCTTAAACAATCCTTTTCGATATTCAGCATATTTAGCTTTATCTTCAGGATCATTCATATTTAGTTCCGCCAAGTTCAAAGGTTTGGGCGTATTACCACCGACACTTGATTTAGAACCTGCTCCGCTTGGCGTTGCATTTCTAAAGTGAGGGTTGTTATCTAAAAAGTTTCCAACGTATTCATTGATGGTTAATAGTTCACCTTTATCATTATACATTGGTGCATTATTATCACCTATAATTTCAGGTTTGCCATCAGCTCCTAGTTGAACTTTACTTTTTAACAAATTAACAACTTGATCAGGTTTAATAGCTTGATATTCACTAGCTACCTTAATCAATGCGTCATCAATTCTAACTTTTTGTAACTCGGCTTTATATTGTGTAATTTCTATATCTTTTTTAGATACAGTATCTTTTAACACTTTATCAAATTCACCTCGTTGTTTTTGCATCTCTAGCTCTTTGGCTTCTTTTTCTTCCAAAAGCTGTCGTGCTTCGTCAGGGTCAATACCTGAAAATTTCTTTTCAAATTTAGCTCGTTCCCTTACTAGTCGCTTTTCAAGAATTTTATCTAATTCCGATTGTGGAATCATTTTTTCTTGTGTTTCAACTTCCTGCTTTGTTTCAAGAGATTCAGTATTCTCAATCTCCGTTTTAAGTTCGTCAACCATAGTAGTTATTCTCCTATATTATAAGATTGCCATTATTATCATACCAATCAGGATCGGTAGGTTGTAGATGGTGGCGGCAATTATAACCACCTCTACTCGTGAAAGGATCAGTGCTTGACTTACCTTTCCAAATTTCTGAACTCCACTTATTTCTAAGTTCTATTTCAGAAAATATTTTACCTCTATTGTTAATACAAAATGGTCTACTATCACCAATCGTATCTCCATAATATAGGTAGTTTGTTAGTCCTGCTTCACCTGCTTTCGCTTTGGTGAACTGACCATCAAATTCCATTAAACTGTCGTGTGCTAATTGTTTAGCATATCTACGCATATTGTTTCCAACTCTATCTGCACCATAAACACTATGCAACTTATTTATTGCTTGTTGTTTTATTGCATCATCAGTTGTTGTTGCTACGAGTTCTACTAAGTCGTTAATCTCGTCAACATCAGCTTTAATATATACTCCATTAATTTTGTGTTGCAGTGAAGTTACTACATCTTCAAAGGGCTTACCACTAATAGTACTTTGATAAATTTCATCAGCTAATGCGTTAGTGGTTTCAGTTGCAATATCTAAAAAGCCATTAAATTTAAGTCTTTTTAAGTTAGTTATAGTTTCAATATCTAGTTCGGTTAATGTTTTAAAGTTTTCAGATATTGGTAATACTTTCATATTCTCAATAACTTGTTTTGCAACATTATCATATTCTCTTACAGTACCATCAGCCCATAACACATAATGTTTATCAATTAAGGCTTTAAGTTTAGGTCTAATCTCTACTGCTAATCTAGTCTCAAATAATTTGTTATTACTTACTGGCAAACTATTAACCAGTTTAACTACATCTTTTTCTAGGCTCTCAAGGGCTATATTTAATCGGTTAATATGCCTAGCTTCTATATCATCAACAAGGTTTTCTCTTAGCTGTGCAAGTGTTTCTATTTTATCCATTATCTTCTTTATCTAAATGTTTCCAAAATTCGTCTAATGCATTGTGTTCGCAGTTAGCACATTTACAAGTTACACATACACCATTATTACCACAATGACATTCGTGTTCGCAATTTTTACATAGCATAATTTACTCCCCAATAATTTTATCTAAGTGTTTTACTCCTGTTTTGTCTGTTACCATCAAACCTTTTTCTAAAGTACAAGTATATTGCACTTGATTTCCTGCTGATCTCTCTGCAACTCTTTTTCCCTCTAAACAAACTGATAAACTTGGTTGATGATACCAACCATCTAAGCGTCTATCATCACCCTCAATAATAAACATTGATAACACAACAACCATTTCTAACATTAGTGCGTTCCGTTTCCTCTTAATTTATCTACCAATGATTCAAGATCAATAATTCTTTCTTCTAAAAACTGAACTTGCATATCAACTTTTTGTATCTGTGGCATATCAGCCTCTACATTCTCTTTTAACTTTTCTTGATTACTTGCTAGAAACTCAACTAACATAAACAACTCATTAATCTGTGGACTTACCATATCGCCTTTAGGTACACCAACTATAAACTCATTAGCTGTTTCTAAGTCGCTTTGCATTAGTTTTAATTCTGTTTCAATTACATTAAGTCTTTCAATAACTCCAAAGGCAAACCAAACTCCAATAACTACACTTGCAATGATACCAATTAAGTTCTTCATTGGCATACTTACAGGAGTATCTTCGGATATTTTCACTTACAGTCCTTTCAATAAAGGATTATTTGTTTCTAATTTTAATTCATTTAATTTAGTGTTAAGATATTCTAAGGTAGCTCTATTTACATTAATCTCTACATTTAATGATTGAATTGTTTCGTTAATGTTTTTAATTTCTTTCTCAATTACACCTGTATTATTGCTAAACTTAGTTTCCTCTAAAGAATCTAAGCGTTGATTAAAAACACCATAAGCATAAAACCCACCACCAATAGTTGAAACTAAAGCTAATACTAATCCTATGTCTTTAAATTTAGATATTATTTCTTGCACCTATACTCTCCTGTAATTTTTTAAAAGCTCTATCTGTAGCAGATTTTGCGTTTTGTAATTTGACTTGATAGCGATATATTGGATCGCTTAACAGCATAGCTAACTTTTGCTTCTTACTGTCATAAATAGTTTTGTTATAGCCTTCTAAATTAATTTGCTCAAAGAATTTAATGTCTGTTTCTGGTAACTTAATAACATCAGACATTTGCACTTCTTTGTATTCTTGTAAACTTGGTTCAGATACAAGCATATTTTGCGTATTAATATTAGTAACTACATTAATAGGATCAATAATAGGTTTATTGTTTTCTACAACTTCAACTTCTATTTCTTCCTGTATTTCTTCTACAATTTCTTCTGGCTCTATTATATCTGCTTCCATTGTTTCGGCAATTTGTTCTTCTTCAATCTCAATAATTTCTTCTTGAGGTTCTTCAACAGGTTCATTCTCAGCAACAATGGTTGTTGGTTCGGATTCATCAATCTGTCCTGTTGATATAGGAGTTTCAGCAATATATACATCTTCAATTTCTTCTTCAATTATTTCAATAGGCTCAACAAACACTGGCAGTTCTACAAATTCTATTACAGGATCAATTATTATTTCTTCAATAGGCGGTAATACTATCTCAGGCAATGTATAAGTTATCTTTAATGTTGGGTGTTCTACATCAGCACCATTGTGCCATAATGGATTTTGAGGGTTATTGTAACTAGAATTAAAATCAAACCTTGCTGTAACTGATCCATTCGTTGCTGTGTTTTCACCTACTATTAGAGTATCTGTAAATGTATTGTAGTTATGGTTTGTGTAGCATTCATTGCCACAAGTTCCTGTTATAGTTCTATGTTGGTTTACTATATTACCATTCCCATCATCATAAGTCTGTGTCATTTTTACTGTTTGATCTGATTGAGACCAGAACCAAATATCAGCACCCAATGTACTACTAAACCCACGATTAATAATGTCAGAAGATAACCCTGTGTCTGCTTGGTTTATAATATATTCAGCATAACCATTCTCAATACCTGCTAATACTTCATCATTATGAATACTATCGTTTAATATTGGTATGTTGCCTGTCCAATTATTAAAATCTTGGTCTAGTAAATTATTAGTGGTTATGGTTTCGTCTGCAATACTATTGGTTATTGAGATACTTGCTACGACTATCATTTTCAACAGTATCTTCATCTATAATTTCCTCATACAATTGTTCATTTAACTCTTTAATTTCTTGATTAACTTGTTCTATGTACTGTAAATTTTCAATATAAACATCATAGTCAGGTCTTAACTTTCCATACTTCTTCCATTCTAATTCTGCTTCTACGCCTATCTTTCCATTAATAGGACACCAAGTTGAACTTTGTGCCATTGCTTCAAACACTCGGCTATCCTGACAAAGTAAACTTACACTTGCAACTTTCATACCAAGTTGATCTAACAACTTAGCTAATTTTAATCTTTCACAATTCTCATCTCTTTTACTTGAACCTGCAGATATACCTAAACCAAATGTAGATATGCCACCAGACATTGCAACACTGCAAACATCTTGACTAAAGTTATTCATAGCAGGAGCATTAGCAGAATTAACTACTCTTGAATCACCTTGATATGCGTTACTTGTATTGTTAGTTGTGCTTGTGCTACCACCTGCATATGAGGTTTCTGAGTTGTAACCACCTGAGATACTCGTGTTAGTGCCGCTTTCATTTGCCTGTGAAATATCCGTTGCTCCAGAACTTGTTACATCATTTTCTGCATAAGCTATTCCAAAGCATAGCATTAGTATTAAAATTAGCTTTCTCATTCAGCTTCTTCAACTGCAACTTGTGTCTGAGCTGTTTCAAATGTACCAACCTCAGTTTGTTGATCTATCTCATCATTGATTGCTTTAATGATTATATCGTCATCAATAACTGCACCAACAATTTGTTTATCAATCTCTTTAGCAAATGTGCTTGATCTAACGCCACTGGCTTTAGCTTGTTGTAAGTATTGTAGATCAGAAGCATAGTCTCGTAAGTTAAATGATTCAGGGTAATCAATAACCCCATCAAATACTCTACCTTGCCACTTAGCAAATAAAGACCAAATATGTTCTTCAGCGTTTTCCAATAAATCAGCTTTCTCACTTAATACTGAGTTCAGGTTTTCAAATTCAGTTTGTAAAGCAATACCACTTGATACTTGAGATTTAGTTTGTCTAACCCCTGACATATGTGTTGCTCTGTCTATCATTTCTATTTTCTGTTCAATAGACGATCTGATCTCACTTAAATTAGAGCCACTAGGCTGTAATAGGTAAGGTTTTAATCCACCATCTAAATCATCAGGCATAGATATAATAGATCCTGCACCTGCACTAGCCTCAACACCTTGTGTTTTAACTAAGCTAGGGTGATTAGATAATCTAATTAACTGCTCCATTTCAGATAGCTCATTATAAATAGACTGTTGCAATAAAGACACATCTGTTAAATCACTAATACCAACACCCTTACGAGGTGATCTCTTATTGTATAAACATACAGCAGGTATCTCACCTAATTGATTAGGTTTAGTTTCTAATAATTGAGACTTACCTTTATTTGGTACAAACACATATGATACATCTAATGGTGTCCATATTCTAAAATATATACCATCAGAAGTAACTTCTTCCCTAACCTTTAAATAATCTAATACATAACGCCCACTAGTTGCTCTTGTATAATGCCAGTCCATAACATTATCAGGTGTTACCATAGTTAAATAAGGTCTTATGTCCTGACCTAACTCATCTGCTCTAGTCTGTGCGTTGCTTTCTGGCTTGTCTACAAATATCCAAACATTGCCATATACACCACTATAAGTCTGAGCGTTCTTCATAAACGCATTAAAGTTCTGACCATCTAAGTCTGTATCAGCTAAAAATGATTCTAAACTTGGCTCGTTAGCCAATGCTCCATACTCTCTTGTTGGTGCTACTCTAAATAAGAAACTAGAATATATACTTATGATATTACGACAATGATTGTCTAAAGGCGTATAATTTACTCTATTTAAATATTCTAAATCTAACTCTAATGCGTATTCGTGTAGAAAACTACCTGATCGGTATTCTTCACCACCTAAATATGATCTTAAATAAAATGACCATCTGCCACTCATTAAATCGTAATTGTCGTGTCTAGCTTCCATAAAATCTCTGTTATGTACTAAAGATTCCATTGAACTTGTATTGTTTATATATTGTACCATTATTTAACGCTCCACCTTGCAGGTAATTCTTTGTTATAATTTTTTCTAATAGGAAATAGGTAGTCAACTGCGTAACCAATAGCATCATTCATATGATCGAAACCGCTATCTTTATCAGGTTGCGTTGTACCTTCCTTGTATAAGTGTCTTTCCAAGCCTCTGATTATGTTCTTACATTTGGGGTCTATAAACATCATTCTTTGCTCGTTTGTATTTTTAAGCCTCGAATTGACAGCGTTTATTCTGTCTCTAATTTGAGGGTGTGCGTTCTTAACTCTTACAGTTAGTCCAGCGTTTTGTAATATTGTTAAATCAGTTCTGCCACCTGCTGACGTCTTGCGTTGTTTACAAGCAGGATCAGGATACACAATAATAGATCTTTCAGGGTATCTTGATTGTATTTCTTTAACTAATTCTTCCGTGTTTGATGAATATATAACTATCTCATCAATAAAATTTATAACATTATTTTCTATTTGAAATACTGCGGCACTCATAGGATCAATGTTAAAATCCATACCTATATGTAATGTTGTGTCATTATCTTTTATCACTTTGACATTATCTTCTCGTTCAAAATTATAATAAATAGAGCCTGCGTAGGTTTCAAATGTTGCTAAATATTCTTGTCTAAATGTTCTTTCATCTAGGTCTGATTTAGCTGATTCAACTTCTTCATCATCAACTTGACCACCATCTAATGTAGTAAATTGGAAACTTTCCCAATCCTTATCAACTCCGCCTTTACAATATAAATCATATGCCCAATTACCATAGCCTCTTGGTGTGCCTGTAAACATAGCACCACCTTTGCGATCTGATAAGGTAGCTCTCAAGACTTCATACCAAGCCTCACTAGCAATATCAGCAAACTCGTCCATTACTAAATAATCTAGTCCGACACCTCTTAAGGAATCATAAGACCTATCAGCACCTCTTAAGGCAATGACTGAACCATTAATTAAGTTAATAGATAAATCACTTTCATTGGTTTTTTTAATCCAATTTAATTCAGATAATCTTTCTTTTAATGCAGTCCAACATACTTGTTTAGCCTGTCTATAACTAGGGCATACAAACCAAACCTTTTTATCAGGTAATGAGGCGTGTTTAATAAGCTGTCTAATAGCTAAATGTGTTTTTCCGAATCTTCTGCCTGTTATTAATACTTTAAACCTAGCTTTGGATTTGACTACCTTTTTCTGGGGTTTGGTTAAGGGCATTTATTTTTATTGTTATATTAACTTTGCGACCTGCATAATTACTATTAAATATATATTCTTTTTCCTCAGTATCTTTTAAGGTGTTTATTGATTGATTTAAGAACTTATTAATATCTTCATTCATACTTTAAAACCTTTTTTCCAAGCCTGTAAACTCCAATATGCGGCACTTAAATTCTTTTGACCAGTAACTCTTTTTAGTATACCACCCATTCTAGCGTCAAATGATCTTTTTCTAGCAGGTATGTTCTTCTTAATGCTCATTTCCTTAGA